GTTTCCCAGTCACGATCGGGGAGGGCTAATATCATGTTATTGAAAAATAAATCAGCACGTTTAATCACCGTTAATGGTTCGTTAAACGATAAAGGTGAACGCACCGAGAAGTATTTAATCAAGCCGGGTAAAAACCCAGCGGTTGAAGTGCCTGACGAGTTGTGTGAATCAGCGTTTGTACAATCACTAATCGACAATGAAGATTTAATCGCCGTTGCGGGTAGTCCGGTTAAACCAGAGTTACAAGGTAGCCCAGTTAAACCAGACTTAAAGCCACGTGGTGATAGTGACGCCGACGACGGTGAGTCGCTTTACGCGGATTTCGACAAAGCGCAACTAGTAGCACAGTGTGAAGCGCGTGACATTGAAGTGAAGAGCCGCGACACAGCGACACAGCTTATCGCTAAACTCGAAGAAGCGGACAAGTAACAATTTGTAGTTGACTGACGATTGGGCTGCTATACGTAGCCCTTTTTTATATTTGGAGAACGAAACATGTCTGATACATTACCGGACGTATTATTACCAGCTAAAACACCTGTGGACTTATACGCCGCAACAGGTATAACAGTCGGTACGAAAGTAAGTGCTCAAAACGTGGGGAGCGGTGATGTTCGAGTACATGTCGGAGCTACTACGCCTACTATGGGTGCTTCGGGCGCTGCGTTACTCGTAACCGGTCAAAGCGGCGAGAATACACAAGGTGATTCAGGCCTATGGGCTTGGAGCGTTTCGGGTAGTGCTGTGCAAGTTGTCGAGGTGGTGTGATGGCGTTTTTAGTTAATAACATAATACCAATAACGTTAAATATTAAAGGTGTTCTGGTTTTTGGTGGTAGTGACAACGTTATAGTCGGTGGTTGGTACGACAAAACAACGGGTTTAGTTGATTGCAGCTACGGCTTAATAGAATGTAATGGGGAGTTAATAACATGTCTTTAGAAAAAATGATATGTGGTGAGAATTACACGACAGAGCTTTTAAGATCAAATGTAAACGGATTAATAAACCTTGTGGGTGCTGATTTATACACTGATGACAATGGTTTAGTTCCTGATGATATATCTTTTGACAACTCACAACCTTTTATTGATTTGTGTGCTGCTGCTGGGGATGGTGACACTATAATTTTTGGTAGGTCAAAAACATACCATTTTCTAACAGATACATTCATAGACTTAAGTCAAAAATCTATAAATGTAAATTTAAACAATTCAACTTTGGTTATACATGACGAAAACAAGGTGGGGATAGAGTTTCACGGTGGTTGGTCATCAATACAGAGTTTTACATCTATAGGTGGCGCAGGTGATTTAATAGTTGGCGGAATACCTGACACATCATTAATCAGACCTAGAGATATCGTTAGACTTACTTCTGACGATGTGGCTAAAGACGCAAAAGGTGCTTTAGCTTTCCAAGCAGAAGACATCTTCGTTGAAGAGATAGTAGACTCAAATTCGATCAGACTCGGTGGGTTAAGTAGTAGTATTTGCGGGCAAAACAACACCTACACGACCAACCCACAAATATCTCAAAGAAATAATAATACTGTGAAAGTTTACAATGGTGATATCAAGCACAGAGATGATGTTACAGGATTGGTGTTACTAAATGCCCCTCTGACAAGGTTTGTTGCTTTAAATAAACCAGTCATAGCCTTTAATACAACAAGAACATATAGATGGTCATGTGAACTAGTAGCTTGCTTAAACAGTGTAGTGTATAAAAGTGATTTCTCCAATGGAGAGGACAGGGATGCTGCTGGTGACAAAGAGGCTCAAAGTTCAGGACTTGTGGACTGTAGCTTCGGCACAAGGGTTTATGGTATCACTGGCAAAAGGGTAAGGCACCTCGTTGATACTCATAATCAAAGTTATGGTTCAAACCTAACTAAACCAGAGCTATACGGTAGCAGTGTGGATATGAGGTGTATAGGTGGTCAAGCCATAAGCACCTCTCTTGATTCTTTCGCATCTCATCATCAGTGCAGGGATTTAGTGTATGACAAGTGCGTTAGTGTTAACTCAATGTCTTTTGGTTTCCAGTGTAGGGGTGACGTTACTCTAATTGACACGGTGAGTAGAGCTTGTGTGTTTGATATAAATATTTTCGATGAGGAAGATATGAACCCCTCAAGAACAAGCGCCAGAATCATAAATCATAAAAATATTTGTTCTGGTGTTATAACGAACACAAGTAAAGGTGTTCCAGTAAACTTCTATAACTATAGTGGTGACAGGGTTACAGCAAAAAGTAGTACATCTTGGTATACATCATCTGTGGATACAGTAGCAAAGTTTAACGGCTACACTAGCTTGACATTCTCACAACCTCTCAACGAATTCGACTCTTATTTCGGAAACAATGTGGCGGGGACTATATTGTTTGATGAGATGGATTGGCACTTTGACAACTATGCTATAAAGAAATATCGTGGCTTAGATGTGAGAGGTTCAGGTACGACAAGTAATTATAAGCTACATGGTGACAAGTTCAAGATAAGAGGTACTGGTGTTGACAGTTTGTTCAGGGCAAACTCAGACCCTGTTGTGGACGGTCAACTAATCTTTGACCTTGTTATGGATGATGGTGTAGGGGTCTGGGGGGCAACCCCGCAACCAAACGACACAAATATACAGATCTGCGGAGGTGGTGATATATCTTTTGTAAGAAATGTGAACTTCTTAACTGAAAGACAGTACTTACAGTCTGGAAGGATTGAACAAGTAGTTGCCGACTTCGGGTTAAATGTGCCAACAGACGGATTGGTAACAGCCAATGTCGATTACAAAGGGTTGTCCGTCAGTTCCTCTTATAATGTCTCAGCAATAAATAACTTACCAGATGTTCAAGTAGTCTCTTGCGTGATAACCGCTGATGAGGTTGTTAGTATTACAGCTATCAATAAAGGAGTCGCATCTAGGGATATGTCCGCGATCCCTCTGAAATTGAACTGTGTAGCTATCTAAAGACCAACTAACAACGACCCGTCAATTTACGGCGGGTCTATTCACACTATAGGAAATTATAATGTTAACACCGTGGCAATTTAAAAACTCGATAGACGGAATGTTCGTTAGGGTTATTAACGGGTTTAAAGCTATCTGTACGCAGTCTTACGACGAGATGAATAAAAAGCGTGGTCGTCAATGGGGTGCGTCTCGACTCATAATTGCCGCACCGACAAGCACCGGTGCGATTAATTCCGCTGGTGTTTACTACTCTATGATCGTCACGGGTGATAAACCTGTGGACTTAAAGTCCCGTGAGTTTGCACACACCGGCACGACTGTAATAGCTGATATATTCGAAAACCCTACGTATACAGGTGGGACGAACGATCCGTTGTACAGTGCGTGCGGTATCGTAGAGACAACACCCACTGTGGAGTTACTGACGGGTTTTACGTTGACTGATGAGGGTGATAAGTTTGCACCGACTGTTTACGTACTTGGACCAACGTCACAACAGTCACGCGGGGCACCAAACGCGCTTTACGGGTCTAATTATATTTTAGCTGCTAACACAAGTTATCTGTTAAAGTTTTACAGCGCAGATCCACAAATTCAAGACATTGCTGTACGTATCGAAATGTACGACGGTGGCTTAGACGTACCAAATGAGGATATTCCGACATGAGTGTGGAAATAACACAAGAAATTATCGACGCGTTTCGAGCGTCAAAACCCGCGTTTAGCGACGTTACGAAATGGCCTGACGAAGTAGTAACCGAAGCATTTTGTGAAGCGTTCCCCGAATGCGGTGGGCGCGGTTGGGGTGTGTTCGACGTAACTGACTGTCAAAACTTCAAACGTCGCGGCGTGTTCTTATTCGCTGCGCACTGGTTAAGTATTGAATACACTACAGGTGCGGGAGCAACCGACCCGACCTCAGTAAATCCCACAGCGCGTTTAAACGTTGCAGCTAAGTCAGTGCGAGACGAGTCTGTTACGTATCGTGTGGGTGCTATCCAAACGACCGCCGATGATTATTTGTCACTTAGTAACTACGGTGTTCAATATCTTCGCTTACGACGTCGTGCGGGTATGGGTGCTCGCACTGTTTAGTGTGTCAAGATAACATTAACCTCACACCGTCTATAAAATCACCGTTGTGAAGAAACCACTCTGTAGCACCGTTAAAACCTTTCAGATTAGCACTATTTAACATGCTGTGGAGTGATTTCTCGAAGATACGAGCAACACTTCCTTCAACACTGTACAAGTCTAACATTTCAAAGTTGAAGGGTGTGGAACATTTCAACTCACTAACTCTTCTGTTGTAGTTATTAGTTATACCTACTTTAATCATACTACCGTCTTCAGATACTAAGATGTAAAGTTTTGACTGTTTAGATGTGTCGAAACATGTATTAGCGCAAGACGGACAACCAGAACCTCGTAAGTGACATGCTGGGTTCTGGTTGAAATCACCATGCTCAGCACAATTTATAATTACTTTACTGACCCTACCAACATAATTAACTTTAGAATAATCATACTTATCACCGTGTATTATTTTTGATTCATCTATGAACTGGCTTGCAGTCTTAGTTTGTAGCTTTTTCATGCGTTCAGACCCACACGCTCTACATCCCATACCTTTTTTAAGATGATTTTCATAACTTTGTTTGAAGTAACCGTGCGACGGGCATTTTATAGTTATTTTATGTGAATATGATTTACATTCTGACATGGTGTAATCATATTTATCACCATGAACTAGTTTAGCTTTCGCGATAAATTCACTGGTGCTCATTTGTACCTTGTTGGCGCATGTCGGGCATCCGTTACCGTTTAAATGATTGTTAGCTTTCTGGGTGAAATCGCCGTGATTACGACAAGTTACAGTCAGTTTGAACTTGGCTTTAGTGTACATGGTTTTAGAGTAATCATATTTATCACCATGAACTAGTTTAGCTTTTTCGATAAATTGATCGGTGGTTAGTTTACGCATCGTTAAGGCCCCTAAGTCATGGGTAGTCTTGAAAGGTTGCGACAGGCATTGACTAAATGCTTTTCAACTGGCCGGTCTAGTCGCAGTTCAAGTGTACCTTAACATAGTATTTTGTCAAGCTCTCGACGTGCTTCGATCTCGTCGAGACGCTTTTTAATTGCGACGCGTTTCGCATCACCAGTATGTTTACGGTTTTGAGCTACTGAACAATCGACACACTTATCGTTTGACACGTAACGTAACTTGTGACCGTGTTTACACACGTAGTAATAGACAGGTATGTCAAGTTTTTGACACTCTTTCTTCGTCATTTTATTGTCGGTGACTTTACAATGTATCATCGTCGAATCACCTGCTAAATTATATCTACTCATAGCTTCAAACCTTCAAAATATGGGTGTTCTATGCGTGTGTTATCAGACATTACACCCGTTTCGATCGACCAGATTAAATGATCTAACACATCAATCGCCTTTTTAAAATCGTTACATGCTATCACGTATCTGTGGTTATACATTATACGGTATAACCCGTCGAATCTTAAAAATGGTATACCTGTCCCCGAGTACGTCCACTTACCACGTAAATTATTACGTCGTCGGAACGTTTTTATAGTGTTACTTGGTATACCTAACAACCTTGATAGCACGCCCGATTGTAAATTCGGATTCTCGTTTATCGCTCTTCGTTGTTCCGTTGTCATTCGTTGTATCTCCACAATTTTACTGTCTGGGATCGTGACTGGGAAAC